TCGAATTTCAAACACCTGAGCAGGAAGAGTTCTTCTATTCTAAGGCCCGTAATAACTGCTTCTCCGGGGGTTTCGGTAACGGTAAATCCTGGGTAGGTTGTGCGCGCCAGTTCATGATGCTGGCCTCTTTCCCCGGTTACGTTTCCTTGATCGGACGTGAGTTTTACTCCGACCTTCGTGATACCACGATGAAGACCTTCTTCAAGATCTGTCCTGAAGAGTTCATCCTCGGTCATAACGTAAATGCAGGCATTACCCTCCTCAAGAACGGATCTCGAATCCTCTGGAAGCATCTGGATGCATTTAATGAACAGTCCATGCGTGGATTAGAAATTAATTCCGCACTTCTAGACCAAGCAGAAGAGATTCAAGAGTCAGTTTTTCTAATTCTCGACTCCCGCATCGGGAGGTGGGACCAGGCGCTCATCCCCGTTCCCCTCCTCGCGGCCCATAAAGAGAAAACAGGCGAAGCCTGGCCGCTCACCCCCCTGAACAAGCCCCGCGTCCCTAATTTCTTAGACATTCTAGTAAATCCTGACACCACTTATCACTGGGTCTACAAGAAATTCCATCCCAAATCCCCCATCAAAGAACCAGGATACTTCTGGATTCACTCCAAAACAGTTGACAAGTTAAATGATCCCGCCACTATCGCCCAGATGCTCAAGCGTGATCCTGAATGGATCGCCAAGTATTATGAGGGCGAATGGGGAACTTCCTCCGCACAAATCCATTACATGGATAAAGCCTCGATCATAGATCTAACCCATGATGAGGCTAAAGAGTTCTTGAGTACCATCAGGAATAAGGCCGCTCTCTACCGCTCCTTTGATCACGGCGAGATCTCCCCTTCGTGTTGTTTGTGGGTTGCTTTCTACAAAGGCGTGTACATCTTCTACCGGGAATATTACGCCCCGAATTTAGTGATCTCCGATCATAGGAGAAATATAGCTGACCTTAGCGAAGGCGAAACTTACATGGGTAATTATTCTGACCCAAGCATGTTCAAGAAGAGCACCCAAAAGAATGGGGCGTTCTGGACTGTCGCGGATGAGTACATGACCGCTGACATCAAACAACCACCCATTTACTGGGAGCCAGCGGATAATAACGAGTTCGCTACACGTAACAGGATCTCTGAGTTACTTGCTAAGGGTGACGAATACCGCAATCCCGTTACGGGAGTTAGTCCTGCCCCCGGAATATTCTTCATTAAAAAATCCTCCGAGCATAATCTTGGCTGCTCCCACGCAGTAGACCAGTTACTCGCGCAGCGCCGGGAAAAGCTGGGGGAGGAGAGCGGCCAAACCGTCTTCTCAGATGAACGAGACGAGAACGTCCCTGACCATGCGTATGATCCCATCCGGTATTTTGTAGCAATGCACTCTAAGGGATACGTGATCCAGAAGAAGAATATTCCCGTTAGATCCTTCAAAGCGTTTGAGAAGTACGACATGGCCCGGAGAGTAGTACGTCACAAATCGAACAACTACACAGCCCGTTGGTAGGAGTATTTATGCCACTCAAAAAGGGTTCATTCCAGAAGACCATCTCTTCTAACATCCGTACTGAAATTGCTCATGGAAAAAGCCAAGCCCAGAGTGTAGCGATTGCACTAAGTAAAGCTGGTAAAGGAAAGTCCAAGAAATAGCCTCTTGGCCGCTCCCGGCTTACCGTCAGTTACGAGGGTCCGTCAGTTACGAGGGTCTCACCCCCGAGGGGTCAAGAAATCTAATCGATGCCCGAAACCAGTTACTGGACTAAACGAATCCGTGAGGCGAACCACCACTATGAAGAGTGGGCCGCCGAGTTTCTTTGCACCACCTTGGAGGATTACTACAGGGGGAAACAGTGGAATACCCCGAGCGGATACGGGTTAGCGGCCCGTCCGTACACCCTGAATCTCGTTTACTCCACGATCAAGATCAAGCTCGCGAATTACTTAGTAAACACCCCTTACATCATAGTTGCGCCTAAGGCCGTAGACGCGAACTTCAACTTAGAATCCGCCATCGTGAGTGCCCAGCGTAAAGAGGCGTTTGTAAATACCCTTATTCAAGATCCAAAGAACAAGTTCCCCTTCTTCGTGAAGAAGGCCATACGTGACTCCTTCTTTAGATTCGGAATCATAGAAGTCGCTTACTCGGCATCTTTCATCGAGAATCCTAAAGCCGCGCGCCCCGAGTGGCGGGAGGGCGAGAGCGGCCCAGAAGCGAAGTTAGAATCTAAACCTGAGATGCTCACCGAGGAAGAGGCCCTCTATTTTAGACGCATCTCCCCAAAGAGATTCCGTGTCTCCGAGCGTAGCGAAGATACTCTTCAAGCCTGTGACTGGTACGGATATTACGATTTCGCCCACAAGAATGACTTCTATAAGGCCGTAGACAAGAAAGAGGACATCTCCACAAGTTCGTACTCAGAGTCTTCCCACCGCGAAGCGGGTGAGGAAAATGACACCAAGATCCACGACTCAGTTAAGTTCTGGAAGGTCTGGGACAACCGTTCACGCAAGAAGTTAATTATCTTGGACTCCGATGGGGAGGTATATTTCGAGGAGAAGTTCGACCGCTCCCCCCTCATCGACTTCCGGTGGGATCTAGATATTGAAGGATACTATCCTATTCCCCCCGTGTACCACTGGTTGTCCCAACAGGATGAGATTAATGATACTAGAGAGCAAGCTAGGAACCACCGCAAGAGATTCATCCGTAAATTCCAAGTCCCCAAAAATGTACTCTCTACGGAGGAAATGGAGAAGTTTAATTACGGTCCTGACGGATCTCTTATTTTTCTTGAGCGTTCTGATCCAGGTATTATTCCCATTCAAAATGCTGATCTTGGTGCACAAGCTACTCAGAGTCTTGTAACTTCCCGTGAAGATTTCAATATCATCAGTGGCACATCAGCGGAAGCTCGAGGCGTTGCAGATCGCCAAACTGCAACTCAGGCTCGAATCATTGATGATCGAACTAACATCAGGGAAACCGCTGATACCGAAGACATTAATGAATTCATTACGCGAATCGCTCGAAATGCTATCCTTACTGGAGGAGAACGACTCACGCTTCCACTGATGGTGGAAACCCCTGATACCAAGACTCAGATGTATCAGGAAGTAGGGCCGCAAAATGAGTATAAAGTTCTGAACCCGGCGGATCTGGATGATGGGTACGATTTTAAGCTGATTGTAGATGTAAGTAGTACGAGTCCGGCCCAGAATGAAGTTGAGAAGCGTAAATTCATCGAGTTCGTCTCCATGCTCAAGAACTTCCCTGAACTCTCTTTAAGCCCTCTGCTCATCCGTGAAACGGCTTATAAGATCGGTTATCGTAACGAGCGCGTTATTAGGGAGATTCAAAACGCGGCCCTTCTCCAAATGATGGCCGCGCAGGCCCAGGGCGGACCCCCCGGCGCGGCCCAAAATCCCGGTACTGGTGAACCCCAACGAGTTACGGAAGCTAACACTCCTCCCACTCAAGATGATACTAACAATCAACTGAACAACCAGTTGCTCCAATAGAAAGAGAAACTCATGCCAGACGTAATCGTACCTCCAGTTCCCCATGGAGTCGTAGACCCGGATAATCTGTACAATGATGGATATAAAGAGCTACCACCTCTTAGGTGGGATGATTTAACTTTCCAAGACTCCCTACTTTGGTTAGCTGAAGGTCAACCGTTTACAATCGCCCAGTGGTATGCGATTAGAAATAGTTCTCCCCAAACCAGTTTTCTAACTCCCACGAACTTCACCGCCGTTCTGCCGAACGGTGTTACGTATGAAGTGGACGCTAGAAATGTAGCGATCTACCCTTCCACCGTACTATATACTCTTTCCAGCGTAGCTGGAAAACCTTTAAATCCAGTCCCGCAATATCCTGGATACGAGGCACGTCACCCAAAAGGTGGGAATCCAATTGGAGCACCACTTGAGAATCAACCCTGGTCCGAACGAGTACTCTACACGGATCTACTCCCCGAAGAGTATGAAATTGGTGAAGTTTACCTGGACTCCACGGGAGATAAATACACGAAAGTGAGTTATCAAGTCCCCGGTGCAGGGTACGCGACCGCGTGGGAAAAGACTTACGAGGTTTAAGATGAAAAAGAGTTCTGTTAAATCTCTAGCAAACGTGATGGTTAAATCCGGAAACAAAAAGAAGCCCAAGAAAGCTAGCCCGAAGCAGTGGGCCGGTGGAGGATACTAAAATGGCAGATGAAATTGAAGTTCCATCAACGGTTGAAACTCCAGTAGAGGCCGCGCCCGAGTCCCCCGAGCCGAGCGCGGCCCAAGAATCCGCTGAAGCAAAAGCAGAAGCAAAAGCCACGGAGGCCGAAGCTGCTCAAGCCCTTAACCTCTTTAAACTCCTCAAAAACCCTACTTCTGCAAAAGCCATCATCCGCACCCTTGCAGAAGAACACGGAATAACCCTCACA